TATCAAAAAAGAATTTACTGAATTCAAAAAAGTTTCCGAAGTTTGGGTTAAGAATCATATGGGTGACCTACATGCGATAGTAGAATTACACAATAGCCTTTATGGGACTAGATATATCTTTGATCCCTATTACAGAAGCGCAGCCCAGAAACAAATACTTAGTCAAAAAACTAGAGAATTTAATTTGACGATTGGACGAAATCACTATGTTAAAAATTAGAAAAATTTGTGTGCCAGAAATTCCCGTATACGACTTGACGGTTCCGGAAACCTCTTGTTTTTATGCCAATGGGGTAGTTGTTCACAATTGTGCAGAGATAGATCTTCCCACCAAACCTCTAATAGACGTTAATGATTCCAATGGTGAAATCGCCTTATGCACTTTGAGTGCGATCAATTGGGGTATGATACACAATCCTGAAGATTTTGCCAAACCCTGTGAACTGGCTGTGAGAGGTTTAGATGCTCTACTGAGTTATCAGCATTATCCGGTTCCAGCAGCCAAACGCAGTACTGATCTTTATCGCCCCCTGGGTGTTGGTATTGTAAACTTTGCCTATTGGTTGGCCAAGCACGGTTACACTTATACTAATTCTTCCTGTTTGCCAGCAGTGGATGAATACATGGAAGCCATGAGTTACTATTTGATCAAAACCAGTGTGGAGCTGGCACAGGAACAAGGGCCCTGTGAGGGCTGGCAAAATCTGCGCTATGCCAAAGGCATTGTGCCAGTGGATACTCGCAAGAGTGAAGTGGACGAATTGGTGCCCTATGTGGAACGCATGCCCTGGGCAGAACTCAGAGCTCGAGCAGCAACCGTTGGTATTCGCAATGCCACTCTGATGGCCATTATGCCCAGCGAGACCAGCAGTCAGGTGGGCAATAGCACCAATGGTATCGAACCAGTTCGCAGTTTGATCAGCGTGAAGCAAAGCAAGCATGGTGTACTCAAGCAGGTGGTGCCAGAATTCCGCAAACTCAAAAACAAGTACGAATTGCTTTGGAATCAAGCCAGCCCCGAAGGTTATCTAAAAATCTGTGCGGTATTGCAGAAGTGGGTGGATCAGGGAATTAGTGTAAACACCAGTTATAACCCAGCATTCTATCCTGATGAAAAGATTCCCATGAGCGAGTTACTCAAGCATATTTTGATGTTCTATCGATATGGTGGGAAACAGTTATACTATAACAACACCCATGATGGACAGGGTGAGATTAATGTGGAAAAGATAACCGAACCTGCTAGTGAATGTGAATCGTGTGTTATATAATAAAGGGTATACAATGCAGACAGTTTTTAATCAGCAAAATCAAGACCACCTAACCAGCAGGGCCTTTTTAGACCCCGCTGGTGGTGTAGGCATGCAGCGTTATGATACTCTGAAATACAAACAGTTTGACAAACTTACTGAAAAGCAATTGGGTTTTTTCTGGCGCCCTGAAGAAATTGATCTTGGCAAAGACAGTAAAGACTTCAAAGAACTTACTGCTCACGAGCAACACATTTTTACCAGTAATCTCAAACGACAGATTCTGCTGGATAGTGTACAGGGTCGCAGTCCCAATTTGGTTTATTTACCTATTGTTTGTTTGCCTGAGATAGAGACCTGGATACAGACTTGGGCATTTAGTGAAACCATTCACAGTCGCAGTTATACTCACATCATTCGTAATGTCTATTCAGATCCCAGTAAAATTTTTGATGAAATCATGAGTGTTAGTGAGATTGTGGAATGTGCCAATGATATCACTAAAAATTACGACGAGCTTTTGAATATGATTCAGTGGTACAATCTGCTGGGAGAGGGAGTTCACAAAGTCAATGGGCGAGGAATAAAGGTAACGCTGTATGACCTCAAGCGACTTTTATGGCTCAGCCTCATGAGCGTGAATGTACTGGAAGGACTGAGATTTTACGTGAGTTTTGCATGCAGTTGGGCATTTGCTGAAGTAAAAAAGATGGAGGGCAATGCCAAGATCATCAAACTGATCTGCAGGGATGAAAATGTTCATTTGGCCAGCACTCAGACCTTGCTTAAATTGTTGCCCAAAGATGACCCAGATTTTGAGACTATTCGAACCGAAACTCAAGCTGAGTGTGTGGAGTTATTCCGGTCAGCAGCAGAACAAGAAAAGCTCTGGGCACGTTACTTGTTCCAGGACGGTAGCATGATTGGTCTCAATGAGACGCTGCTTTGTGACTATGTGGATTTTATCTGTGACAAGCGTATGACTGCTGTGGGACTGGACTGTGCTTGGAAAACTCCCACCAGCAATCCTCTGCCCTGGACCAACAAGTGGATCGCAGGCGGAGAAGTACAGGTGGCTCCTCAGGAAACCGAAATCAGTTCCTACACGATAGGTGCTGTGAAGCAGGATTTAGATGAAAACTCGTTTAAAGGATTTAGTTTATGAAAACACTTACCATTTACTCAACACTGGTGTGCAGCCAGTGTCGACAAGCCAAAGAATATCTGACTGAGGTTGGCGTACCTTTTACTGACGTTAATTTACACGAAAACTCCGAAGCTCTGCTGTTTATACGCAAGCAGGGTCATAGGTCAGTGCCCCAGATCTACTTGGGAGAACAACAGTTTGTTAACAGTTGGACTGAACTCAGACAAATGTCTGTGGATGAGATTAATCAAAAAATCAACGGATAAATAAACAACATGTATACTGAAAACGATATCGTATCCTTCAAGCTGATCAGCGGGGAGGAAATTGTAACCAAATATATCAGACAAACTGATACGGCTTTTGTGATCTATAAGCCACTGAGTCTGATGCCCGGCCCACAAGGTATGGCACTGGCTCAGGCTGTAATGAGCAGCCGTTTGGATCAGGAACTGGATCTGATGAAATCTGCGGTGGTCATGCACTCACTGAGTCGAGAAGAAATGGTGAGTGCTTGGTACGAAGCCACTAGCGGCATTCGAACTGCTAACAATAAAATTCTCATGGGGTAAAAATATATGCCAGGATGGGTTAGAAAAGGAGACAGGAACGGAGTGGGTGCGCCAGTGATTGGCGCAGTTGCTTCCACTGTGATTGTAAATGGTAGATCTGCTGCATTAAAAGGCAGCATAGTTCAAACTCATTTGCCTCCTTTTCCTCCTGCTGCTCCCCATGTGACTCCCACTATTGTTGCTGGTGCCAGCACAGTGATTGCCGAAGGTAAACCAGCCGCTTTTAATGGTGCAGCTGAATCTTGTGGCCATAGTCAAGCTGAAGCCAGCGGAGACGTAATTATTCCAGGAAATTAATATGCCCACAGATTTCAGCGGTATTCAGGTCACAGCATTACACGGTTTGTTGCAAAACACTGGCATAGCTGCACCCAACATCAGCACTCAGTTATCAGAATATGTTAAATATGCTGCCATACAGTCTTATTACCTGATGGTTTCCAATTTAACCAGTTCTCCACTGACTGGTATTAGTGTAAGCAGTATCAACGGCGTTGCTGGAGAAGTCACAGTGGCATCTGGTACCTACCTGCAAGGTCAAAGTTTAAAACTCACCGGAGTGGTGGGAGGTACAGGATCTGGATTAGTATCTGGAACTACTTATTATGTGCTGGCCGCCGTTACTGGTACCAGTATTCAGCTCACAAATAGTTACTCTAATGCCATCAACGGTGTTGCTGGGCTGACCACAGTAGCGGGCACTGTAACAGGGGCAACATTTGAAACTCGCACCGGGGCCCCTGTTACAGAAAAAGTCACCATCGCCAACACCATTCCAGGTGATGACGTCACCAAGGTCTTTACTCCGACTTACACTACATCTTACACTGTGACTGGTTTGACCTGGTTAACCAACGATTTTATACAAGTAGATATCAATGGTACAGTGAAAACCCCCGGGGTACATTACAGTTTCAATGGTAATTTTAGTCAAATCACTTTTGTGACTGCGCCAACCAGTAGTGAAACTGTGACCATTAAGATTCTGCCACGTAAAATCTTTTACAGTTTATGTAAAGATTTTCCCATGGCGGTGGGAAGTACTCCCCAACAGTTTATATCTTATTGGGGTGATGGTGAACTGATTCGGCGTGCTTATGCCAGAACTTCTGGGTGGTTCAATAGCGACGGTTGCAAGACTTTTGCCAATGTGCTGGGCCAAGCACAAGGATACGCCAGTCAAACTGGGTCAGTGCTCAAAAGTGCCAGCGTGGGGGACTTTGGTACTGGTGGACCAGCTGCTGGTGCAACCGGCGGACTCACCAAAATAGCTGGCAATAGCAGCACAGATCTAGCCACCGTGGGCGTTGGTTTCAATAAAGCCAGCGCATTGATAAATCTTCAAAGTCCCTATGCGAGTTTCAGTGCCTGCCAAGTTCTCAACGAGCTGATTAAAAACAACGCAGAAAAAGTGGGCAATTTACATGTGATTGTTTTGGGAAAAACTTTTACAGATCCAGCCACTCAGAAAGTTCAGACGATTGACGGAGCTTTTGTTGCTGACCAAATAAAGCAAGCTCAAACCAACAAAATCATGCTCAAGGACACGATCACCGACAAAGCCATTCGTGACTTGATTGACAGATCAGCGGATTCTGCTGATATTGCTAGTATCCAACAGTTTTTGAAAGTCACAGCCACTGGCGTTACAAAATTTTCCCAGTTACTGGATCCTGCGACCACAGTGGGTGCCACGGCACTGAATCTGATACAGACCACTACTACTGAAACTGACGCCATACTGGGCTTGGCAAAAAATCTAGCAAAATTTGTCAAAGTTAACGCTGGTGCTGATGCTCGAACACTGGGTTCCGGTATGCAACAGATGCAAAACATCCCAGGGTCAGATCTCAACGCACTCACTAAACCCACAACAGAAGCTCAGATGAATACTCTGTTGACCACATTGGGTACTGGCAGTGGAGCTCATGGCCGCCTCAAAGCCGAGGATTGCCTGGGTCAAACCAATTATAATCTCACCATGGCAGAAGCTGTGAATGTTTTGAAAAAATTTCATACTGGAACAGTTGCAGTGGGTGACATGGCCACCATAGTTTCTGAATTCAATACCATCAGAGAAAAAATCCAGTCTGGCACAACCACCGACTGGGACGTATCTCTGGTCACAGCAAAAACCAATACCGAAACTTTAGCCTTGCAACTGGCTATTCAATGTACTATACTAAAATTGTCCGACAAAATAAAGTTGTACAATCGAGTAGCAGAAACTCATAATATGAGCTATTGGTTGAATGCCAATGTTCCCTATTATGTACAGGGTGGTGGTGTGAACACAGTGATAGCATTTGTTACCAATTTGCCCAACTACGGAAAAAACACTGATGATTTTTCAGCTCAACAACTAATCGAAGACTGTGCAGATAGTTCAGTAACTGGTCAGGCTATTGTGGCTGCAATGCGTGAAGGCAAAAACGTTCAGGCATTGGAACTTGGTGGTGTAGGTTCCGACACTGGATCTGAATCTGCTCGTGCAGTCCCAGTACCTGAGACCGGTGTGGGATTGGTGGGTGGTGGCGCATGGCCTGCACCCAGCGATCCATATGCATCGTTGCCCAGGAGTTCTACTGGATTTTGACAATACTTGGCAACTATTGTTAGTATTAACATCCCCTGGGGAAGTTTAATGATATTTAAATTTTGGCTTAACAGTTGGTTATTGATGTTTATGGCACTGGTTATTGTGGCCTATACACATACAGTTAGCGCAAATTCATTGATACCTAAAGAAACTGTGGAAGATTTATTAGAAAAATACGACGTTGCAGATTTTAAGACCATCAATAGTGTGGATTATCGACAACTAAGATGCATGAGCACAGCCATATGGTATGAAAGTGGTCATGAACCCAGAATGGGGAAAATTGCTGTAGCTCGTGTGATTCAAAACCGGACAAAAAAGGGATTTGGAGACACTCCCTGTGATGTGATCAATCAAAAATCTCAAGGTGTTTGTCAGTTTAGCTGGGCATGTTCCAATTACCATCACATATCCACTGCTGAATGTCGTGAATGTTGGCAGATTGCTACACAGGTATTGGCTCAAAATCAATACTCGCAGTACATGAAGCACGCTTTGTTTTTTCATGCTACCTATGTGACCCCTGGATGGAGCGGTGTAGTGCCCATCGCAGTGGTGGGAAATCACAAATTCTATCGTAAATTTTGACAATTGCTAAATAAATTTAGTAACATAAAGAGAACTAAGATGCCCAATTACAGAAATTTTGAGGTTAGCTACACAATCCCCGGACAGATTATGCAAAAAATCGTGGTTCAAGCCAGTGATGTAAATGCTGCTCGAAATATCGTTCGTGGAATGTTTGGTCCCAGAGTTATTATTGGATATATACAAGAAGTTAAATAAAATGAGCCGGGTTCCCATAGTGGCGATTGGAACGGTTTTGTAAACCGTCGGCGAAAGCCCACGTGGGTTCGAGTCCCACACCCGGCTCCAATTCTTTAGTCGGTAACATGACCAATTATAAATTTAGTATCATAACCCCCACGCATATTCGTAATAGTTTTTTAAATGAGTTGTACCAGAGTTTACAGGATCAAATTTATCAAAATTGGGAATGGGTCCTGTATCTTAATTCCGGCGCAACACCACAGCAAGTCCCAGATCTAATTCACAAAGATCCTCGTGTTAGAATTATCCAAGGAATTGACTATCCTAATGCCAACGTGGGCTTTATGAAAAAGCAAGCATTCGCTCAAGGAACTGGTGAAATACTTGTAGAAGTGGATCACGATGATCTGTTGACGCCAGATTGCTTGAGTGAGCTAAATCTAGCGTTTCAGGATCAGAGCGTGGGATTTGCATACAGCAACGACGCCATGTACCACATGCAGGACAAGTTTGTTCCCTACAATAAAAATTATGGGTGGGACTATTCTTATTTTAACTGGCAAGGTCGAGATCTGGTAACCATGCACAGTTTTCCTCCCAGCAGTCAGAGTCTGAGTTTTATTTGGTATGCACCTGATCATGTGAGAGCCTGGCGGCGCAGTGTTTATGAAGAAGTGGGCGGCCACAACCCTGGATTGTCAGTGTGTGACGATCATGAGCTGATGATCAAAACCTATTTGGTTACTGAATTTGCTCACATACCAAAATGTTTGTACATTTACCGTATCACCGGCGAGAATACCTGGATTGAACGCAACGAATTAATTCAGACCAAAACACGTGAACTGTTTGATCAGTATGCATGGCAGCTGGCGCTCAGGGACGCAAAAAAACAAGGACTAATGGCGGTGGATTTGGGCGGAGGCATTGATGCCAAACCAGGTTGTGTTACTATTGATCTCTGTGATGCTGATATCATTGCCGATCTAAATCAGGGTATTCCTTTGCCAGATAATTCTGTGGGCGTGATCAATGCCAGTCACTTACTGGAACATCTGCGTGATCCGTTGCATATCATGAAGGAAATTCATCGGGTATTAGTGGATGGCGGATGGGCCTTCATTGAAGTGCCCAGCACAGACGGGCGTGGTGCTTGGCAAGATCCCACTCATGTGAGTTACTGGAATGAAAACAGTTTCTGGTATTATACCCGGCAGGACAAGGCTCGATACATCCGGAATACCGAAATACGTTTTCAGGAGTTCAAGCTGGAAACTCGTTGGTGGGACAATCAAATAGCAGTAGTGAATGCTTGGTTAGTGGCATTGAAACAGCCACGCTATCGTCCACATAGTGTAAATATCTAACAAGGAAATTATATGATAGTCACAAATGATCAAGTCCAAGCAGTGGGTCCAGTTGTTGCAACAAGAAATCAAGTAACCAATGTTTTTGCCTTGAACCCATCATATCGCAAAAAGATTTTTGTTGTGGACAATTTCTATCAGAATCCGGACGCGGTTCGTGAAACAGCCCTACAAGCTCGATATATTGAAGACAATCGTTGGTACAAGGGCAAGCGTAGTGAGCTAACCTATCGTGATCAGTCCATTAAGTCTGCTTTTGAATCTATTATTGGCCAATCCATTACTAAATGGGATGAGTATGAAACCAATGGAAAATTTCAGTACTGTACGCCTGAAGATCTTTTGGTTTATCATTGTGATCTTCAGGTGTGGGCAGCAATGATATATCTGACACCCAATGCTCCTTATGATACTGGGACCAGCTTCTATGCTCATCGCGAAACTGGCATAAGATCCAGTCAGGATCCTGACCATGGCCGCGCCTTTTCTGGTGGTTTTTATGACAAAACTCGTTTTGATTTAGTAGACACTGTGGGTAATATTTACAATCGTTTGGTAATTTTTGACAGTCATAGCATTCACGCTGCTGCTGGGTATTTTGGAACTCAGCTGCATAACAGTCGGTTGTTCCAGATCTTCTTTTTTGACTAAAAGAATAACAACTTTATCGGTATAGTAATTGGTAAAACAACAATTTGAAATATGAAAGACACTATGAAAAAAGATTTTCTCAATCAAAATATTGAAATTGGTGACTTTGTTGCTGTTGTGGAATATGGTAAAAATTTCTCACTGGCCTCTGTGATTGCATTTACGCCCAAAAAAGTTCGTGTAAAAATATACAAAGGTGCTTGGGAAGAACTCAAAAATCCACATCAGCTGCTCAAACTGACACCTGAGCAAGTGAGTTGGTTTTTGCTATCAAAATAACCTTTGACAACGGCTGACTGACTCTGTGTAGTATCATTGTGAATGAGGGCACCATTGGATTCTTACGATCATAAATTCACGTTGATCAATTCAATTTCTTCTCAAACCGAAGAAATGCAATTGGCCGCAGTTAAAAGTGATCCTGCTAATATTTGTTACACTAAAAATCCCAGTGAACGAGTACAGCTAGCGGCAGTACGTCGAAATCAATACTGTATATACAGTATTGATTTTCCCACTGAAAAGGTTCAATTGGTTTCAGTCAAACGAGACCCCCATTTGATTCGGGCCATCGTTGAACCGTCAGAGCGAGTACAATTGGCCGCAGTAAAAAGAGACGGTACTACAATCCAGCACATTGTTGATCCCAGTGAAAAAGTGCAAATTGCAGCAGTAAAACAAAATCCAACCGCAATTCAGCACATCAAAAACCCCTGTGTGTTTGTGAGACTGATAGGAAAATATGAATAACCAGTTGACAGAACCCACACAATCCAAAGTTGTAGATGATTTTTTGGGACAACCATTATCTCCCAGCGACTATGTTTTAGTCCCCAACAGCTTCGGCAATGGACGCAGCCTCACAGTGGCGCAAATACTGCATTTCAGCCCCAAAATGATTCGAGTCAAATCTGCTAAAGGAACGCACGGCAGAGAAATGTCAGTATACGCTTGCGATGTTGTGCGAATCACTGATGAGCAGCTAGTTTGGTATAGATTAAAGAAAGGCTGAGCATGATATGACATTGACTGATGCTTACGCTAAATTCTGTAACACTGATTTAAATGACTGCGATGAACAAGTACAGATTCTGATAGTGTCTGATTTTGCAAATTTTATTGATCAGATTAATAACCCCAGCGAAGCAGTTCAATTGGCTGCAATTACTCGATGTGCTTCGTCTATCCTACTGATCAAAAACCCAACACGCCAGGCTAGGTTACTCGCAGTTAGTAAAGAACCAGGTTTACTCACTCATATATTCAATCCCAGTAAAGATGAATATCGTGAGGCAATTAAGACGAATCCTTGTGTGATTTCAATAGTTCCAGATCATCTATTAGATGATGAACTAAAAATGATGGCAATTCGGGCATACCCTGCGGTAATTTACTATATTAAAGACCCCAGCGAAGAGTTGCAAATAACCGCAATGCAGATGGATCCTAATGTGTTGCATATGATTAAAAATCCATGTTTGTTTACACTTCTGATGGGTCGCAGAAGTTGAATAGTATGAAGGATTTTCTGAAGCAGCCACTGGAAATTGGAGACCATGTGATTTTGTTGAAATCCCATTGCTGCACCTTTCAAGTGGGTGAAATTATAGCATTTACTGACAAGAATGTTCGCATCAAAATTTCCAAATCCCGCAGAGACTCTGTGGTACAACCCCCAAATCGCGTGGTAAAGATTTTGTCTGAGCAAATGGTTTGGTATAAGCTCGCAAGCGGTGAATAGTGGTTGACAACTGACTTGCCTTTTGCTACACTTAAAATATGAAGCGTTGGAAAGTCAATATTATCGAAAGTGAACGTGGTTGGGGTCAGCGTGTAGACGAGACCAAAGTATTTGACACCAAAGAGCAAGCTGACTCGTTTGTTGCTGAGTTCAATGCACAGAACAACAAACCCACTGTGCCAGACTGGTATATGTACGCTGACACTCCTGAGAAAATCTAAGGACACTCCGTGTTTCATGATGAAATTCTAAAACTTCTGGAAAACCCAGTAACGAACCAACTTAAAATAACCAAGTTGGTGCCTTGTGAAATTGACCTGCATCCTGCGTTTAAAACGGAATGGAGGCATATCCCTGACCAATGGGCTTGTGTAAGGTTGAGCCAGTTATGGCCAACGAACCAATGGCGAGTGAGTGTATGGGGTGCAGATGACACTGGGTGGGAACGAGACTTTGACCCCACTCAGCTAGAGGACGCTTGGTCTTTGTTTAATCGCATTGTGCGCATCGTCGATTATGCTGAATTCCGACAAAAATTTGGCATGATCCACGCTTGATTTCTAAATCAAATGAGAGATTTTTTAAATCAGGAATTGTCAACGGGAGATCCAGTTGTTGTGATGAGTGATCAACCATTTATTGGAATTGTAGCTTTACTTCACGTTAAACATGCTCGAATTCAACAGAGCTCGTCTGACAGATTTACTGTTTATCCCGTTGGCAAGTTGATAAAAATCCAACCTGAACAGCTGACTTGGTATACTATGACCGGCCAGTAAAACGCTGTTGGTTGACATTTGGTATATCAATTGCTACACTACTGATATGAGCTATCGTGTGTTAGGTCGCACTGAAGACATTTTGAAAGGATACGGTCCCCGCAAAGGTCTGGAAGGGCCGTTTGTGTTTGGCAACGGACGTATTGTGTACTATGACACTGTTGCGGGCCAATACTGGGACCCCACCACTGATTTTTATTTGGAAGCCGATGAAGTTCAATTGCTGCACAATCAGCTGCTGGAGATGATGTGATAATTTACTGCGTTGGGTGCAAAAACTCCAATGAACAACCACTTGGTCGGTGGCATTATCTTGATAGATACTATGGTATCAACGGTTATGTCTGCTCTAAATGTTGGGGAATGGTGCGTCATACTTCAGCTGGAGTACCTGTGAAGCCTGAAAAGTTTACCTTTTTCATGCTCAAGTACATGGAATCATAACATGCGAACCTGCGACGGATGTAAAACCACTAAAGAAAAAACACCCGGCCAGTGGTGGGAACTCAACAATTATCATGGGATTAGGGGATTTCTCTGCCCTTCCTGTGTCGACATGGTGTCACATGATGCATACGGAAAACCCCGCAACCCAGCAGCATACACATTTCTCCTATTGAAACAAGGCGCCACTAAATGACCAAAACTGGCAGGTTTGAACACGATGTTCGCTGTGGTTTCTATCGCTGGGAACGAACACACTATCGTTTGGCCAAAAACCGAACCTTTGATCAGGACTTTGAAGCCTGGCTGACTGAGCAAGGAGTCCCTGCACACTATGTCACAAACGTTGTGCAAGCTGCTGCTGAGCTGGGTCGTGTGGAAGATGAGGAAGAACGGCTGAACATCGCATACACATTGGCCAAAATCTTCCGCCCTTAGGCAGTGGTTGACCCAAACAAAGTTATCTGCTACACTAGTTGAGTAAGGGTAAACACATGCCAAAACTATCCAAATCGCAGCGAGAACAGCAGTGGGCCGAACAACGTCAGCGGCAAGAGCAAGCTCGCTGGGCTGAATTTGTGCCCAGCTATCAAAAACGGTTGCTAAACTTGGTGTTTGAATACAGTTCCAGACCCGAATTGGTTGCAAAACGTGATCAAAATTCAGAGGCTTTTGTGCTGTCCTACCCCAGAAACATGAGCCCCAAACGGTTCCCAATGGAACTGGTTGAGTATGCTCCGGATCTGATATCCCACATGGAAGATGCCGAATGGGAACTTCAGCAGTTGATGGAAGCAGAGCGTGAATCCAACCGGCTGTATCTGTTGCGCCAAAAAGCATTGAGCAAATTGAGTGCAGAGGAACGCCAAGCCCTCAACCTGTAAACTGTTGAAAACTTGGTTAACACTGATGGAGGATCAATCCTAATGGTTTATTTGGTTTTTTACGAGGTAGCAACAGACTGCTGGAACTGCGGCAGTCAGGAAACACACGAGAAACTACAAGGTGTATACTCTGATAGAACCATAGCAGAACAGGTGGCGAAGCCGTTGTTTTTGGGCACTGTGCGTGAGCAAGAAGTTCAAGCCACTGAATTTGATGAATGATCAAGCCAATCTATTACAATTCCAGCTTGAATCGTGTGTGTAATGCACAAACGGACTATGAAATTGACAGCTTGGTCCTCATTTGTTGGATTTAACCTGTTGAAAACAAACAAGTTAAAATTTTAGATATTTGGTTGACCTCATCCCTGAACATTTGCTATCATAAAAGAGTAATGGAACAGTACACCGAAGACATCATCCGCCACAAACTTGCTACTGACGAGCGTTGGGTGCGTCGTGCGTTGATTCGTTTGTATCAGCGCCAAACGCAGGACGAGCAGGTGAGCAAGCAGACTCGCAATCACAACCAGAAAGGTTTCCAGCCCGGCGATGCACTTTGGTTCAGCCGCTTGGCGGAGTTCGCAATCCGGTTCCCCAACAAGACTTTGAGTGAAAAGCAGCTCAAGCTGGTTTGGAAGCCCTGGCGGGGACAACCTTCGATCTGTAAGTATTCGGGACAGATACTGCGCATTATGCAGGAGGACGCTGCTCGCAAGCAGGTTCAACAGCCCGCAGCACAGCCGGTGCAGAAGGTTGCGCAATCCACTCGGCAGTTTGCTGATTGCGAACGCTGCGGAGAAGAATTGCCCACTTGCCGTTGTGCTAGCAAGGTTGCTCATGCTGAACAGGAGCAGGAGCAGGAAGCCTGTGCATTTATGCACGAATTGTATCGGTAGAAGCAACAGTTAAGACTATGATCATTGATGACCATTACATCTTAACCAAACCAGGTTTGCATACTGGCAGAATTTGGTTTTGGGCGCTGTTGTACGAACGAGCGTACTACGCCAACTATTGTGTCAAAAAAGTTTGGGGAGTGGTAGATGGTACTGTGTGTGAATCATCTGTATTCTACACTCGCTTCATTAACTTAAATAAAGAAGTTAGAACCAAGTGTCGTACAAAAGGTTACGTTCGCCCCACTGATGCAGAGTTACTGCAAATTCACACACATTTGGAAAAGCATCTGATGTGGCAGGCACTTGCTGATGGAACCAAAGTATCCTTATAGGGTTGATTTAGGCCGTTCCGCCAATGGGCATGATTTGTTTCGAATGAGCTATTGGTGCGAGCAACACTGCAAACATGGGTACCAGTTGATGTATCAGCATCGTCTAATCAGATTCAAACACGCTGAAGATGCAACAATGTTCGTACTAAAATGGTTGTAAACATACAGATAACAATAAACAATGAGGATAGAACATGGAACGTTATATATCTTTGGACGAAACCACTACGCTTTGCAATACGGTGTTCATGTTTGCTAGACCTCTGTTGTCTGTAGAGTGGTTGGGGACGCCAATCCCGCGAACCACAAATATATTTATGTCAGTTGACAAATTCTTTCACGTTTGCTATAATTAAAATATGAAGAACGCTCCGTGGAAAGTTATTGTTGAATTAGAATCTACTTCTTCTCGTTTACAAAAAGAAGAAATTCTAAAAAGAGAAGCAGAAAACAATAATGATGAATTGTTTAAAGGATGTGCCTTAGCTCTTAATAATTTTATTACGTTTGGGGTTAAAGACGTACCACAAAAACTTACCAACAGCGGCACAGGTTTGAGTTGGACAGCGTTCAACACTGTGGCTCAGCAGCTGATCAGCCGGCAGCTCACTGGCAATGCAGCTCGCACTGCGATTGATGCGCTGATGTCACAAGCTACACAGGAGCAGTGGAATGGATGGCTGCGGCGTATTTTGATCAAAGATTTGCGCTGTGGCGTTACTGAAACTACAATTAATAAAGTTGTTAAGACTATCAATTCAAAGTTTTTGATTGAAGTGTTTACTTGTCAGTTGGCGCACGACAGCAACAACCATCAGAGCAAGATTGCGGGCCGGAAGCAATTGGAAGATAAGCTGGATGGCGTCAGGGTAATCACCATTGTGTACCCAGACGGGCGTGTGAACATGTTTACTCGCAACGGCAAGGAACTCACCAACTTCCCACACATTGTGAAGCAGATGCAGAGCATGGCCCGCCACATGGAGCATGCCTGGGTGTTTGATGGTGAAGTAATGAGCTCCAGCTTCCAGGATCTGATGAAGCAGGTGCACCGCAAGAGCAATGTGCAGAGCAGTGATGCAGTGCTTTACTTGTTTGACAACCTCAGCTTGGAAGAGTTCCGTGCGGGTTTTTCGCCTGTGCCGCAGCAGGTGCGTTCGCAGGTGCTAACCACATGGTATGCTGAGTTTGAACAGATGCTGCCCAACGTGCGGATTTTGCAGAGTGAAGTTGTAGACTTGGACACAGCAGAAGGTCAAGCACGGTTCCAGGCCATTAACGCTCAAGCTATTGCAAACGGTAGGGAAGGTATTATGTTAAAGGATCCTGCAGCTGGATACGAGTGCAAACGCAGCACTGCTTGGCTCAAACTCAAGCCTTTTATTGAAGTCAGCCTCACAGTGGTTGATGTTGAGGAAGGTACTGGCAAGAACCAGGGTCGTTTAGGTGCGCTGATTTGTGAGGGAGTGGATGACGGCAAGTCCATTCGAGTTAATGTTGGCTCGGGTTTCTCCGATGCTGATCGTGATCAGATCTGGCAAGCACGAACCACAGTAGTGGGGCAGGTTGCTGAAGTGCGTGCTGATGCAGTAACGCAGAATCAGGACGGCAGCTACAGCATGCGATTCCCTCGTTTTGAACGTTGGCGTGGATTTGAAATTGGAGAAAAAATCTAATGAAGAAGCTGATGGTTGTGTTGTTGATGTGTGCTGCACTGGGGGCTCAAACGCCCCCAGCAACAGAAGAGATGGTCACAGTACCACGCAAGTACGTGAGTTCCGAAGGCCTCAATCAAGCCAAATCGTCAAGTGCCATTAGCCCTTATTTGGGCATGGGCAGAGAGATTGGTGAGGCAGTAAAGGGTGGCTTGGAAAGCGTGGTCGATGTCAGCAATCGTTTTGCTGATACACCAGTGGGCAAGTTCACACTGTTTATGGTTGCTTGGAAGGTGATTGGGCGTGACTTGCTGGGTGTGGTGCTGGGGTTGCCCTTGTACATTTTGGGTATATGTTTGTGGGTTTCGTTCATGCGGCGTATGTTTTTCGAACGCTGGGTCACTGTGCGCAACGAGGAAGGCAAGAAGGTACAAAAACTCATGCAGCCAATGGATTTTCGCAGTGGCGATGCCAAAGTAGGCACAGCGATTCTCATGGTGGTGATTCTGGCAGCGTGGAACGTCGGTCTACTTAATATAATTTTCTAAGAAAGGAAAAAATAATGGACAATTTCTTAATCGTAAGTTATTTTGTTTTGGCTGTGTGTTTGGGCTATGGATTCTATCGTTTGATCACCAAAAACAACAAGCAAAACAACATCAACAATATCAGTCTTTTCAACAAGAGGTAAACATGGAAAATGCCAAATTCAAATTGGTGGGCCTAATGTTGCTTATGGTGCTCACTGATATTTGGATCTATAACGAAGGGGTTTGTTGGCTGCTTAATCAACCCAACAACTTTGCAATTGCACTGGGATTGGTCTCGCTTTATGCGATGGCTTGGATTTCATACAAAATTACAACTAAGGTGATTGAAAAATGGTAAAACTCAAATTGATGATTGTTTGTTTGCTGCTGATTGTGGCCTCAGGCTGCACCCGTGTTGGCCCTGGTTACGTGGGCATCAAAGTGAACCAAGCTGGTAGTGATCGTGGGGTGCAGGATTATCCCACGCAAATGGGTTGGGTATTCTACAATCCCATCACTAGCGATGTATATGAATATCCCACTTTTACTCACACAGTGACTTGGGACAACGATTCGCAGATTCAGTTCAATGCCAAAGGTGGTACCAGAGTCACAGCACCAGTCAGCATCAGCTTCAACTTCAAGCCTGAGCGAGTGCCACATGTGTTTGTGACCTATCGCACCACCCCAGAAGTGATTGAAGAAGGCTACCTCAAGAATCAGGTGCGTGATGCGTTCAACCGTGCAGGCAATACTTTTGAACCGCTGGAACTGCTGACCAATCAGCAGGCTCTGTTGGATTTGGCTAAGAAAAACTTGGAAGATCATGTGGGTGCTAATTTTGGAGTTGAGAGTCTGATGCTGCCCAAAGGTTTGCATCTGCCCGAAAACATCACCAACAGCATCAATCAAGTGATTGAAGCGCAGCAGCGAGCTCAGAAGGCGCAAGCTGAAGTAGCTGAAGTGGAGGCACAGGGTCGCAAGCGAGTTGCAGCAGCCGAAGCCAACAGCCGCGCAATACTGACTGAAGCCGAAGCACAGGCCGCTGCCAATCGAAAGCTGGCAGACAGTTTGAACACCAACTTGGTTGAGATGCGCAAGATTGAAAAGTGGGATGGAAAACTTCCGCAAGTCAGTGGCGGTAACACTCCGTTCATTAATATCAAGTAATTTTTTGAAAGGAACCTAATGGAACAATTTTTAATTATAATTGGATATTTTTGTATGGCCATGTGTGGTGGTTATATGGCTTATCGTCTCAGGCAGAGATAAATATTCTGTATGAGTAACTACGATAAACTACCCGTGGAAGTACAGAAAGCCATTGAACAATACGGACACGGTCAAAAACTGGATAATTTTTTACACGAGTGGCGCCGAGATTTGGAGGCCAGGAACTGGCTCAACAACTGGGTGTTAAGTGCTCAAGATCAACTGTTTGTGGAATTTCATAATCAGTACCAACGGGATAGAAATTTAATCTAAACTACAGTTTTAAACTCAGGCCATTTTGATTCTCTTGCTAAATAAAGCATAGAGGATTTGAAATGGCCTATACCCTTAATACATCTAATGGTGCCGTACTGGTCACATTGGCAGACGGTACTGTAAACACTACAGCATGCAGTTTAACTCTGATTGGTAGAAACGTTAGCACCTACGGTGAACGACAGAATGAGAATATCATCAAACTGTTGGAAAATTTCAGCAACTCCACTGCCCCTTCAGGAAACCTGTTGTCTGGGCAACTCTGGTACAACAGTGCTAACAGTCAGATTCAGTTGAGAACCGCCAACACTTGGCAGGGTTTGGCAACCTATAATAAATCCAGTTCACAGCCCAGCCTGGATGTGCAATCTGGCGACATGTGGTACAATACCACCACTGGTCAAATCAGTGTAAAAAGTGGCTCCAGCTTTCGTCTAGTGGGTCCGGTAGCAACAACCAGTCAGGGTCAGACCCAGTTGGTTGCTGAGACATTTGTGGATACTGGAAGTGCTTCTCACACAGTATTGAGTTTTTATATTGACAGCGATGG